TGGTAAAAAATTATAGTTTTCATAGTTATTAATTTTAATTTGTGTTTATTAATTTGCTCAAGTTTTGAGGCTTTCAAATTTGTTATTGAACTACAAATCTATATTAATAAACTTGAAATAACATTATAAAGTTACCGTTTTTTTTAATTTATATTGTAACTGTCTGAATATCAAATAAATAAATTTCAATATTAAATTATCTTTTTTATTAATAACCTTAAAAAAAGGGTTGAAAGGTTAAAAATATTCACACAATTAAGATAAAACAATACTATATATAAGTAACAAGAAAGAGAGAGAGAGAAACAAACAATAAAACAAGGGTATTAATACAAGGTAATAACAAAGGATAAAAAAGGTTGACACATTTTAAATAGTACTACATTATATATAGGAGAGAAACAAAACATAAAGTAATAACATAAAGAAAATTTAACGTTTCTTTTAATTGATCGGATGAATAACTAAAAAAAATTAATTAATCAACAAAAGTTTATAGAATTATTCTATTAAAACAAGATACAATATAGGGGTTACTTGTAAGCTGTTGATTAACAGAAACTTACAAAGGTTTTTAACGATCTATTAAAAGCAATGCTAACATACTTAAAAAAGGTTAACGTTTATTAAATAGCCTTAAAATAGCTTTAGAATTGATTTAGTCTTTTTTAGTGGTTTAGGGTTATACAATTAAAACAGTCACACAAATAAAAAAACATTTCAACCCTAAACAATAGGAACTATAAAAACTATTGAAGCAATGAACAAGGCGTACCACTACATTGGTAACGATACGATAACAAAGCTAACCAATTGAACAACAGTACGTTAACGTGACGCGATCAAAACCATAGATAAGAACACGCGCACCCGTATGCGCGCGCGTGGGGGTGCTAAAGTTTAGCGAAAACCCCTGCCTAAAAAATAATTTCAAAAATACCACATAACCCCACACCCTCACTTTTACGTAAAATTTTTGAAATTTTTTTGGCTAATTGGGATTACTAGTCTTACCTTAGTCGTTATGGAGTATATGGCTTTACCGATGATATTAAGACAGGTTAGATTGTCCCAGGGTTTGACTCAAAGGACTGTTGCGAATCACCTAGGAATCAATTCTAACAAGCTCTGTGCCAAGGAGATGGGCAGGGAATCTATGAATTTACGACACATTGAGATGTATGCTCAGTTTCTGGGATATGAATTAACTTTGTGTATTAAGCGATAATTTGGATTTTCTGTTTAGATTTTATGTTATATGATCTTTTTTGGTATATATTTGTTTCCAAAAACGAACCGTAGGGTCGATTCCTGCCGAGTCAGTATCACATTTTAGCATTATGACGGAGAAATTAAGAGATATTAGGAGATTGAGGAAGGTTACTCAGACTGAGATGGCGATTATTTTGGGAATATCTCGGAGTTCATTTTCGAAGAAGGAGAGTGGTGGTTGTAGGTTTAGTGTTGAGGAGTTGGGTATTTATGCTAGTTTCATGGGATTTAAGTTATGTTTAGTATTAGAGTTATAGTTTAAAATTATTGTTATGAATTTTTACAGGAGGAAGCCTGTTGTGTTCCAGGCTTTGCGTTATGATGGTTTGAATGGTTCAGAGGTCATGTCTTTTTTGGATATTACGGAGGATAGTGTTTTATTTCCTAGTGTTGGAGAGTATGTTGTTATGTTGGATGATGGGAGTTTTGAGATATTTACTTCTATGGCGTTTGATGTTTTATTTGAGCAGGCTTAATTTTTATATTTTATGAGTTATTCGGGTATTCCTCAGGTTAGTACTTGTCGTGATTTTGGTTGTGTTAGGGTTTATTTAGGTATGTTTTCTTATTTACGCAGGAAAAGGAAGAGGTTATGATGTTATCGGATTGTGAGTTTATTTTGGATGAGGTTTTATTTTTGGAGAGTCATCGTGTTCGAATAATGGGAGGGGGTTGTGAAAGGCAGGTATCACCTTTTAAGGATAGGTTGAGGGTTTATTCTTTTTTAAAGCGAGTTAGGCTTTGTGAGAATTGCTGGATAATTTTGCAGGACAGTGATTTAAAGTGTCCAAATTGTTTATCTATTAATCATCCTTAGTTAATTCCTGGTATGTGTCCTGTTGCGATTTCAATTTCGGTGTAATCTTCTAGAAAGTCCATTTCATAAATATAAAAAAACGTATATAGAATACGTTACTGTTAGTGGTATTTATTTTTTTATTATATTCGTCTTTATGGATAAGAGTGAGTCAATAGATCGTCAACCTATTTTGAATGTTATAGAGCTTACTGTTGCAGGAGCAGGTAAGGGTGTAAATTCTGATTTTGTTTGGCAGGTAGGCAGGGAGTATGGAATAGGTAGGGGAAGAAGGGTTAAGTGCAGTTCTATTCGTCATGATGCCAATTCGTATTTCTTCAATGGTCAATCAAGGTGGACTGTATATGTTGAGTTAGAGAATGGTGAGGAGTGTGCTTATGTTCATTATGAGAATGCTGAACTTCACATAAAGTGTGACATTCCGAAAATTATTTAATATATTAGCATAGTTAATTAACTTTTTTTTTATTATAAAATATTTTATACAATGGCAAATGTTAGTAAGTCTACAACGGTCAATTTAACTTCGGGTGAAGTTTTTGAGGTGTTAAGCACGAGTGTAAAGTCTCTTACAGGAATTGATGGAGCAGTGGTATTAGGAATTGATGTAAATGGTCAAGGCTTAAGGTATATTAATTCAGATGATAATATTTCTACAGCAGTCACAGGTCTTTTGGCTTTGTTGGGTACTTTTGTTACTATACCAATAGCAGGTGGGAATGTTTATATTCCAGCATCAGATATTTCAATGGTAGTTCCTTCAGGGGCAGCAGGTTCAGCAGGTATTGTTTTATGGAATGATTCTATAAGTAATTCTGTAGTTTCTACTTTAAGTACTGCAAATGTAGCAGCTATTAGGGCTTTAATAAACACATTATAATATTTGTTTTATACATTTTTTCCATAGGTGTGTGTTTTTTAGTTTAAGTCTAGGTTTAGTGAACCTAGACTTTTTTTTGTTTATATTAGTATTAATTAGAATTAGTTGTGATTATTCACACATTTAAAATATAAGAATGAAAAGACCAAAGATTACAGACGGTAAGGTTTCTAAGTATGTAGATTACTTAGAGGATAAGTTAAAGGGTTTTGAGATCGGTTCGATAGAGGCTGAGTCTTATTTATCTTTAAAGAATTTCATTTCCCAGGGCAATGCTTTGTTGGCTAAGATTAAGTTTGACGGTAGTGAGTTGGGCGATAAGGATGACAAGCAGATAGAGAGGGGGTTAAAGTTTGCAGATAAGATGTTGGATCACAATTCTGCTCTTCGTGATTTATTTGAGAAGGTAGGAGGGGAGAAGATTAAGGAGTTGGAGAGCAGGACTTATGAGAAGAAGGTAGCTTCGAGTTATGAGGCAGCGATGCCAGATAGGAAATGAGAAAACGCAAGACGCTATCTCCTTCGGCAATGTTACCATCAGAATTTGAGAGGGAGCGAGAGATTAGGTTAAGTGGGGTTTTGGAATATACTATTACTTTACCAGAGCCACCTTCTTATAAGAAGATAGTTGGTTGGAATCAGAACATTAATAATCAGAGGTGGAAGATTCCAAGTGATATATTGAGTCAGAGGGAGTTTGACGGTTTAGACTTTGATGATCAGGTTATTTATTTAAAGAAGATTACTAAGCGTAGGACTGAGGGTTATTGGTTTTACAATCATGGGAACATAGAGTATTTGACTGGTGATCATTATTTTTATTTAGCTCATTGGAGGATAGATGGTATTGTACCTTATTGGAAGGATTCGGATTCCACTTTTTTTTACATAGAGAATCATTGTAAGTTTTTGGAGAACAGTTTAGGCTGGATGCTTGTTACTAATCGTAGGGATGGTAAGACGGGTAGGGCTTGTTCTCTTATGTATAATAACATTACTTTACAGTATGATGCCAATGGTGGTATTCAGAGTAAGACGGGTGCAGATGCTAAGAAGATTTTCAGGAAGTTGATGTTATCTTGGCAGAAGTTGCCAGCGTATTTAAAGCCTGTAGATGTTGGTGAGTCAGCTCCAAAGGCTTCTTTAGTTTTTGCAGAGCCAGCAAAGAGGAGTTCCAAGGGTGCTAAGAAGGAGTACCGTACTGTTCTTAATTCCATGATAGATCATGGTCCAGCTACTGATACTCATTATGATGGTGATAAGATGAAGTATTACTATGATGATGAATTTGGTAAGACTGTAGAGGAGAATGTTTATGAGAGGTGGTTGATTGTGAAGGAGTGTTTGGTTCAGGGTAGTACTGTTATAGGGAAGTCTATTCATACTACTACTGCTGAGGAGATGGAAGAGAAGGGTGGAGATAATGCTAAGAAGTTGTGGGATGAGAGTAATTTACCTTTGGCTATTTCACAGGGTAGGAATACAACTCCAACAGGATTACTTCGTTGGTTCAAGCCAGCTCTTTATGGTTTAGAGGGTTTTGTAGATGAGTACGGGTATAGTGTCGTTGAAGACCCTGAGAAGCCTGTTATGGGTATTCATGGAAAGGTTATAGAGTTTGGTTCAAGGAGTTATATTGATAATAGGAGACTAGGGTTAACAGGTTCTGCGTTGGCAGGTGAGAAGAGGAAGTATCCTTTGGATATACATGAGGCTTTTATTGAGGAGGGTAAGTTAAGTCCTTTTGATGTTATAAAGTTGAATGATCAGATAAGTTATAATTCTGAGACCAACGGTATAGTTGTTAGGGGAAATTTTGTTTGGTTAGATCAGGAGAAGACTAATGTTGCTTGGCAGCCTACGGAGACTGGTCGTTGGAAGCAGTGTTGGTTACCTAATCAGCAGGATAGGAATAGGAAGGTTTTATCGGGAAGGAGTAGGAAGCCAGGTAATTATACAACGATAGTTTCGGGTTGTGATCCATTTGACCATAAGATAACTACAGATGGTAAGAAGTCAAATGGTGCTAGTTATGTTTTTCGCAAGTTAGATCCTTTAGATTCAGACAGGAGTAATATGTTTGTTTGCGAGTATGTTAATAGACCTGCTACTCCAGAGATGTTTTATGATGATTTGGCAAAGCAGTCTGTTTTTTATGGTTGTGAGCTTTTGTGCGAGAATAACAAGATAGGGTTGATAAGGTGGTTTGAGAACAATGGTTTTGGTTCTTATTTAATGGAGAGACCTATGGAGACTCATACTGAATATTCTCGTAAGCGACAATCTGAGAAGGGTATTCCTATGAGTGGTGAGGCAGTTAGGGAGGCTGCTGTATCTGTTACGGAGTCATATATTTATGAGAATACGGGAAGGGATTATGATACAAATGTTATGGGTAGGGTTTACTTTCAGGATTTGTGTAAGTGTTGGTTGAAGTTCAATCCTCAGAAGTGGACTGACTATGATGAGTTTGTTGGGGCAGCACTTTGTTTGTTTGCAGCGAGGAGTTATAGACCTCAGAAAAAGAGTTTAGTATCTAAGAAATTCGTTAAGACTTACAGAAAAAAGAGGAAGTAATTTTTTTTTTATATATATTTGTTTATATAGTATTAATTCTTTAAGCGAGCATGAATAACGAAAATTCTATAAACACAAGTAAAAATTATCCTTTTCCTAATTTAATGGCTACTCCAGAAGTCAAGAAGGAAAAAGGGTATGGTTTGGCATTTGCAAAGGCGATGTATGGTAAGTATTTAAACGAGGATTATTCGGTTTACAACAGAATATCAAGATTTGTAGAGAATCGTAAGTATGCTGAGGGGATGCCAAGTATAGAAAAGTTTAAGGATCAGTTAGACCTGAATGGAGATTCATCTTATTTGAATTTAGATTTTCAGTCAGTCTCAGTGATCCCTAAATTTGTAAATTTACTTGTTGGTGAGATGATTAATCAGGAGTTCGAGATTCAGGCAGAGGCTATGGATGAGGGTTCTATGAAGAAGTACGAGGAGGAGAAGGCTGCTATATATGCTAATATGTTGATGAAGGATTTCTCGGATCAGATGGAGGAGATGACTGGATTTGGTTTAGTTGATAAGAGTAAGCCTGTTCCGAAAGACATAGAGGAGGCTAATATTCTTATAGAGACTACGTTAAAGCAGAGTGTTGAGTTGGCTATGGAGATTGCTATTAAGTTTGTTAACAATAGCAATAATTACGACACAGAGATTAAGGAGAGGTTGATAAGGGATTTAGTAGTTATAAAGATTTGTGCTACTCGTAGATATTTTGATGAGGCAAAGAACATACGAATGCGTTATGTTGATCCAGCTAATTTAATTTTACCTTACACTAAAGACCCTTATATGAGGGATCTTCCTTATGGTGGTGAGGTTGTTAAGATGGGTTTTAATGAGTTTGTTCAATTGACAAAGGGTCAGTTTACAGATGAAGAGATAGCTGATATTTCTAAAAAAGTAGGAAAGCAAAATTCTATAAGCAGTTTAAATTTACGTGAAGAAAACGGTAGGTATTACGATAGTTCTTGGAACGGTACTTACGGTTCTGATGATTTTTATATTACTGTTGTTGATTTCGAGTTTAGGTCTAATAACTTTGACCTTACTTACGAGAAGAAGTACAAGAGTGATAACAAGTATTTTTTAAATCAGAAGAGCACAGGTTATAAGCCTAGTAAGTTTTCAAAAAGCAAGCGAGAGGTTTTCAGCAAGAATATGCAGGTTATGTATGAGGGTCTTTGGGTCGTTGGTACTGACTATATTGCTAATTATGGTTTAGCAGAGAATATGACTAGACCAAAGAAGAATGGTGCTTATTCAAATGAGGTTTACAGTAGGTATTCTATTGTAGCTCCAAACATCTATGACATGACTAATAAGTCTATAGTGGAGAGCATGATTCCTCATGATGATCAGATTGAATTATCATATTTAAAGTTACAGCAGGCTATGATTAAGGCTAGACCTTCAGGGGTTGCTGTTGATGCTTCAGCTTTGGAGGACGTTTTGCATGGTAGGGGTGAAGATTTTTTAGATCCAATGGAGATTGTAGAGATCTTTGACCAAACGGGTAACATTTATTACAGGAATGAGTCTCCTGAGTTTGGTGGTTCTTACAATACTCAGCCTATTAGGGAGTTGGCTAATGGATTATCGGCTAATGCTTTAAATTTTGTAGGTATATACAATCATAATTTAGAGATGATAAGGCATATTACTGGTATTAATGAGGCTAGGGATGGTACTACACCATCTTCAAAGGCTTTACCAGGAGCACAGAAGATGGCTGTTAACATGAGTCGTAATGCTACTAGATTTTTAAATGAGTCATATCTTAATATTTTCAAGCGTAATTCAGAAGGTATTGCAACTATGATTCAGTTAAAAGCTATGGGTGATGGCTTGAAAGGTTTTGAGTTAGCTTTAGGTAAGGAGGTAGTTGATGTTATTAACATAGTAAAGGATTTATCTTTTGCAGAGTTAGGGATTAATATTGTTCCTCTTCCAGATTCTGAGGAGAGAGCTTACTTAGAAGGTTTAATAGAAAGGGCTATAAGTGTAGGCTCTATAGAATTGGAAGATGCGATGGAAATAAGGGACGTTTCTAAAGTTAATATAAAGAAAGCGACACATTTATTAAAGAAAACACGTAAGGATAAACAAGAGCAAGCACAAAAGGCTGCTGAAGCTAACACACAGGCTCAAGCACAGGCACAGGGTCAACAGGCTATGCAACTTAAGCAAATGGATATGCAACTAAAGCAGATGCAACATGAGCAAGAGATGCAGTTACAGGCAGACAAGTATGCTAGGGAGATTGAGTTGGCTAAGGTTAATGGAATGATGAAAGGAGAAATAGAAATGATCAAGGGAGATGAGAAGTTGGAGCAGATAAGTGCAGCATTAGATGCTAATTTAGATGACTCTGAAGGTAAGGGTATTCCTCAGCCACGAATCTTCTCAGGTATAAAAAACACTGAAAAACTTGATTAATAGAGAAAATTTATTAAATTTAGAATTAATTAAAATTAAATTATAATGGGATTAGAAGATTTTTTATCGTCACAAACAGGTGAAGAGGTTGTATTATCAGATTCAAAAGAAGAAAATGTAGATACACCAGAGGTTGCAGAAACGGAAGCTTCAGCAACAGAAGAACCTGCTTCGGAAGAAGCTGTTGATAGTTCAGAAGAGAAAAAGACAGAAGATACTGAGAAAGTAGAATCTACTTCTTCTTTTGAGGAAATGTGGGCAGAGCGAATGGGTGACAAGTATGGAAAGTTTGAAGACTTCGATGACCATTACAGTTCTTTGAAAACAAAATCAGAACAAGAAAGATACGAGGATAAGTATTCTGAAGAATCTAGAGATAGATTAGATAAGTTGCTAGAATCAGAAACTTCTTGGGATAGAATAAAAGAGATAGCGAGTGTTCAAACTTTAGATGTTGAAAAATTAGATGGTAGACAGGCTATGGCGAAAGCTTTAGAACTGGACCAGGGTTTAACAAGAGCAGAAATCGAGAATGAGCTTTATGACTACGATCAGTTAAAAAATGTAGACATAGATGACTTAGATGATAGAGAGCTTATTAAACACAATTCAGATTTAAGCAAGTTCGCACGTTTAGAAAGAGAATCAAAATCTTACCTCTCAGAGTTAAAACAGGACAAAAGGTTTTCCCTTCCTGAGTTAACTAAAAAAGAGGAAGTTTCAGAAGAGACTTTAAAAGCTCAAGAGAAGGTAAGAGAAGATGCAATACAGGCTTACGAAACTGATGTTAGTAGTCAGGTTAGTTCATTAAACAATTTAGACATTAAAATCGGAGAGAGCGATGTCTTTAAATATGAATTAACTAAAGAAGACAAGCAGGAAGTCGAAAGTCAAATGAAAGGGGTTAATAATTATTACACCAATTTCATGAATGATGGTAAGTTAGATATGAAATCTATGTCAGAAACTTTGGCAAAAGGTTTAGTATTTGATAAAGCTATCAAGGCAGCTCTAGAGAGTCAGTCAAACGCAGGTGAAGAGGCAGCAGTGAAGAAGATCAACAACACTAATTTCGATGCTAAATCAACTGCTCCAGACACTTCAGGTATGTCGGAAATGCAGCAAATTGCTGCAAAATATAGAGATGATTAATTATAAAAAACAAAAAAAATGGCTTTAGCTTTTCAAGGTGGTGCATTCGGTAGCACTACAGACTATAACTTTATTACGTCTTTGGATTTACATAAACCAGAGTACGATACAGAATTAACGGAGCGTTATGGAGACCAGAACTTATCTGGATTCTTAACAATGATTGGTGCAGAAAAAGGTGTTTCATCTTTAGAGTACAATCACTTCGAGGAAGAAAGAATTTATCCTAAAATTAGTGTTGCAGCAGCAGCAGCAGGTGTAGCAAACACAGCAAAAGGTTTAGTTTTACAAGCTAATTCTACAATAGCTATTCCTAATAACGCTTCTCCTTATATAGCTACAGCAGCTAGTACAAAACAATTCGTTACCCCTAGGGATAATGACTTGATTATGATTAAGCCATTTACAGGAACAGCTTCTTCAGGTACTTATATTAAAGCAATAGTATCAGCAGTTAATAAAGCAGCAGGTACTTTCTCAGCTACTCCAATTATTTCAGGTGAAGCTATCCCACAAGTAGCAGCAGGTTCAGAAATCGTAATATACGGTAACGCAGCAGGTGAAGGATCAGGACAGCCAGAGGCTAGAACTTCAAGAACTGTTAAGTACACTAACAATCTTCAAACTGTAAAGGAAACTTACGAGATTACAGGTACTGAAAAGAACATTGTAACTTGGATTGACTTCAAAGGTAAGAATGGTGAGAAAGGAAGAGTTGCTAAGTTAAAAGGTGAGTCTGATACTTACAAGAGATTTATGACTGCAAAAGAGCTTACTCTTTTAGTTGGTGATAAATTAACTAACCTAACTGTAGCAAATGATTTTACAGTAAATAAAAATACTCCATTAGCTTTAACAGAAGGTTTAATTCCTTTCGTTTTATCTCAAGGTAACACAAGTAACTACTCTGTAGGAACAGGATGGGATAAGCAAAAAGCTGAATCTTTAGTTAAGACTTTAGACAAGCAAAAAGGTTCTAAAAAGAACTTAATGCCATGTGGTATTAACTTATCTATGGGTATTGATGATACTTTAGGGGATTACTCTAACGATGGTCAAATCCAGTACGGATCTTATGACTTTGGTTCTGATGCTTCTAGAAACTTCCAATTTTCTTCTTTCAAGTATGGTAACTATACTTTTGACAAGAAGACTTTTGATGTATTCAATGATCTTCAGACTTTAGGTGCAGAAGGTTTTGGATACCCAGACGAAGGAATGGTTATTCCAATGGATAAGAAAATTGACAAAGGTTCAAATTCTCAAGTTCAGTCTTTAAGACTTCGTTACTTAGCAGATCCAGAAACAGGAGCTTCATCAGCAAGATCAGAAGTAGTTGATCAGTTTAAAATTACTGGTACTGATAAATTCAGTGTATATTACAAAGCTGATTGTGGTTTTGAAGGTTTCGCAGGAAACAGATTCGCTTATATTAAGAAATCTTAATAATAAGAATCAATAAGAATAAGGGGAGTGTTTATTCATTCCCCTTTTTTAATATTAACAATAAACTTAGGTACTATGGCTACTAAAACTCCTGCTAAAGGAAAAAGATTTGTTAAGGTTATTAAGAATAGCAAGACAGGAAGAACTAGGAAAGTTTCTTATGGTCAGGCAGGGAAATCTAAAAGTGGTAAGGACAGAATAAGTCCTGGGACTAAAAAAGGTAATGCTTATTGTGCTAGAAGTGCAGGTATTGCTAGAAAGCACCCCAAAGCACGAAAAAAGAACTCTCCAAATTCTTTAAGCAGGAAAAAGTGGAAGTGCGTAGGTAAAAAATCAATGAAGTAATATTCAGAATTAATTAAAATTAAATTAAATTACAATGGCAAAATTAGCAAAAGCCCCAGCAGGTTTAACAGTAACAGATTTCAAAAGTGTTATCTATACACTAACAAGAGAAAATACATCAGGAAAAAAGTTTCCACCTTCAGTAGAGATTCCAGAAGTTGATGAAGTTTACATGACTTGGGAAGATGAAGATGGAGACGAGACAACAGGTATTAGACAAATAAGATATTCAATAGGTGAGACTTCTATTTTTGTAGATGAGCAATCAGATTTCGCAGAAACAAAAAGAGGTTCTATTCACTTAATAGATGGTACGTTAGTGGTTAATGAAAGAGAAGCTACTAAGTTAGAGTACTTAGAGCTTTGTAACTTTAACGAAAAGAATCAAGAAACAGCAATGCCTGGTAAATCTATTTTATTCAGAGCGAACGATTCTAACTACCAAGCAGACAAAGAAATAAAGAAGAGTGAGAAAAACACTAAGCTAAAGATGATTATTTATAGCATGAACGATGAAGAGTCAGAAGGTTTAGCTTTATCTCTTGGTATTCCTTATGACAAGTCTGTTAATTCAATTGCAGAAATTAAGCAGTTATTTTTAAGAGAGATAGATGCAGATGCAGATAAATTCGAGAAAGAATTAAAGTCAGATGAAAGAAAACTTAAATTAGTTTTAATAAAAGCTATAGAGAAAAAAATTATTTCTGTTGATCCTCAAACAAATGCTATTTACAATGAGATCGGTAACAGAACTGTAATTGTAGAAGCTCCTATTTACAAAGATGCTTTAGAATATTTTGTAGAACTTTCTTTATTAAGAGAGGAGTATAAATCAGCTTTTGCAGAGGTTAGTAAATTACTTGACAACAATGGTACTAAGACAGCTAAGTCAAAGGAATGGGAGGAATATCCAGAAAATGATTTATTTGATAGAGGTATTAAAGTTAAGGTTGTGTCTAATTCTTTCGGTTTCTTTAAAATGGTTAAGCATGGTAATTTAGGTAAAGTAAAAGGTCGTAGAGATGCTGTTCTTTATCTAAGACAGAATCCAGAAGTTAACAAACAATTAAAAGAATTGGTTGAAGCAGCAGAGAAGGATTTAGCAAAAAAAGACTAATAAAACAAATTTTTTTGTAAATATTAAAAAGACGCATTTCGATGTGTCTTTTTTTTTGCTTATATTTATCGGTATAACATTTATTTATAAAAAAAAAAGATGGCTTTAGTTTCAACAAAATTAAATGTAGCTTACTCAATGGGGGGAACTTCACCAAAGTTTGTCTTCACTGATGTCACAGATTACTCAGCTCAGGGTGCAGGAAGTATTACAGGTGTAATACAAGTTACAGCTCCTAGTGGAATAGTTTATACGGGTGGATCTCCTGACATTACAGTTAGCACTTCTAGAATTAACAGCACTACTATATTAATTCCTTTACTAGCCAACGGAAGTCCAGAGGTGGGGAATTATTCTTTTAAATATACAGCAACTGATGGAACAAATACTGTTACTTATACTGTAGGATACAACTTTCAATATGTATCACCAACAGGTATCTTAACTCCTACAGTAGATTGTTTATCTCCAAGATTAACGTCAACAGATGCTACAAACTATTTGTCAGGATCTACAACTCCTTCAGATCAGTTTACTATAACTGTAGCTGATGCATCAGCAAACACTTTCACTATTGCAGGAGAGAAGTCTGGATTGTTTTTAGTAGGTGACACATTTAATGTAATAGGATCTCCTGGATCTCCTAATAATGATGGTAACTACACAGTAACTTCTGTAAAAATATCAACTACAGGAATAAATACTGTAATAGGTGTTGCTAATGTAGGAAATCCTACACCAGGTGGTTCTATTTCCACTAAGACAAATACAATTTACTACCCACCAACTTTGGCACTTACACCAGTTGTAGGATACGAATCAGTGGTTAGTACAAATACTTTTTATAGTCAGACACAATCCTTTAAGGTATCAACTAAATCTTTTTATGATTTCGGAAATGGTATATCGGTTATAAATACTGTATCGGCTACTTCGGAATTAGATGTAGATTGTGATGTAAGATTATGCGAGGTTTTTTGCTGTGTAAATTCTACTTTAAAAGCTTATTTAGCTTATAGAGGAGTTAATGATGTTTTAGCAAACCAAGAACTTAATAAATACATATTAGCTACTTCTCATTTATCAGCATTAAGGCAAGCCTTTGAATGTGGGTATGACAAGGAAGTTAATTCTATTGTTAAAGAAATAATTACGGTTACTCAGTGTACTCCAGATTGTTCTTGTTCAGATACGACACCTCAGCCAATTACAGGTTTAGGGACTTCTAGTATAACGGTAGTAAACTCATCAGATGGTAAAGTTGTTGTTAGCTCAAACACTTCAGGTAATACAACTACTTATAGTCTTAGTTTATCTCAAGCAGTTTTAGATAGCATAACTGCTGCGACTGCTACAAGCTCTGTTGTTTCTTCAAACGGTAGCGTTACTATAACTTCCTCAATAGTTTCAGGAAATACAGCTTATAATTTAAGTGTACCTGTTACACCTGCTCCTGTAGAGTTTATGAGTTTTAAATTGAGTAAAACAGGAGGAAACAGTGTTGCTTTGTCTGTAGACAACCAAGTTATACAGAATGTTTCAAATTTAAAAACACCTACTGTTACAAATACATCAGGTCCACAAAATTATAATGCTTACGAATTAACTATTAGTGGCTTTCAGAATACTGCAAACAACACCTTTAAAATTCATACTCAGGATTGTTATCAGCAATTATTCTCAGAGGCAGGCACATCTATAGATTCTACTTCAGATTTATACACTACTAAAGTGATTTCTCCTGTAATTGTAAAAACAACAACAGGATCAGTTAGAGTTAGATTTTTCAACTATTCAGGTAGGAGAGCCACTGGACTTATAAAGAATGATGAAATGGAATTTTACAGAATTAATATTAACATTAATATATACGAATAATGTCAGTAAAAACAGAATTATCAAAACTAGGTTCAGGTTCAGGTATTATATACCTTACTGATTCTGATGGAGTATTCACAGGTAATCAGTTTCAAAACACACCAGAAGGTAGGGATTTTGCTGAAAGACTGATGATAGTTTCATCTCCTGTAACCTCTAATATATCGGCATCAGCTACAGTAGTTATTACAGCAGGAGGAGGTACTATTACAAACTTAGCTTATAACTCGGTTTCTGTATTCGATACGTCTACACCAATAACAGGAGCTACAACTTCGGATACAGCTACAAACTTAGCCAATGCTATTAACGCTTACACAAGTTCTCCTTCATATACAGCTTTAGTTTCAGCAAATGTTGTAACTGTTTACTTAGATCCTTCTCAAGGAAGTTTGTTAAATGGCTCTACAGGTGTTATAGCAGTCTCAGGAACAACAACTGGAACTACTACAACTATAGATGGTGGAGTAGATACTTCAGATTTAGTAGATAGTCAGATTGGTTATAGGATTTACTTGAACTCATCTCCAACAGCAGTAGAAGGAAGTTTAGTAGGGGCAACAGATATTACTTCTGGTGTTATTAGGAAGTCAGCATCTACTCCTTTCACTCAAAAAAGCTTTACTATTTCATCAGGAGCTATTTATCCATCTAGAGATGGTAATGTAACTGTAATTTCTGTAGAGACAGAAGGTTCAATAGCAGCAGATGTTTTATCAACAATAGATCCTGGAATTTTCGCCAAAGGTGATTTATTAATCTTAAGAGGTGTAAATGCTGCAAGGATTGTAACAGTTCAAGAAGGGGGTAATATTCAGTTAGCGAATAATGGTGCTTTTGCGTCAGGATCAAAGGAGAATGTTATTTGTCTTCAGTTTTTTAATGATGGAACACCAACTTGGTTTGAATCTTTCAGAAGTCCAGGAATTGTTTTATCAGTAGCTAATTTAAGATCTTCAGGAATCTCAGAGCCAGTACAGGGTGTTAATACAGAAGCAATATCTTTAGGTGGTTCTACTACAACACTAACAGCAGGAACTAGTAAGGGGTATATATCATTAACAGGCACAGGTACTTTAACGGGTTCAGTTTCTTATGCTTTAGCTCCAGGTCTTGTTGATGGTGACACATTTATTATAGACTACAATGCTACAATAACAAAGGGTAGTTTCTCAATAACATTAATGGGTGTAGCTTTAACAACAGAGCAAGTATTAAAAGGAAACATAATAGCAAAAGGTGTTTGGGATTCTTCAAATACAAATTGGGTTGTTTCTTTCACAAGGGATACTCAGTTAGTAGATTTGACAGACAATACAGATTTAGCTTTAAAAGAAAATTCATTAGGAAATCCTGCTTCAACAGGTCGAATACTTTCTTCAACAACAGCAGGTGTAAGGTCTTGGATTTTAGATTCATCAAATATATTTTTCCAAGGAAGTAGTTCTACAGTAGCAAACACATTAACTACAGAGGAAACTCTAGCTACTATTTCAATTGTTGCTAATACTTTGACTTCAAATAATTCAACTATTTTTGTTAATTCTACTGGTAATTTCAATGCTAATACTAATGCTAAAAAAATAAAAATTTATTTTGCAGGAATATTATTATCTGAAAACCTATATACTTTAACACCTAATGGTGTTGGTTTTATTTTAAACATAAAAATACAAAGATCTTCAAATACTGTTTCTAAGTGCTCGTCATCTACATCTATATCAGGAGCAGTTAACGAGATAGCTCAACAACAAATTGGTTCTCTTGATTTTACTAATAATTCTTACGATATTTTAATAAAAGCAATAGGGACAGCAGTAGGTGATGTTAATTTACATGATGTAGTAGCAACTAAAGTTATAGCGTAATGGATATAAATAAATTATACGTTTACATAGGAAAGACAATTGCAAATAAAGCTCAGACAGGGAATTTAACCCCTGCTGACTTTAATTCTCTTATTCCAAGGGCATTTTCTCAGTGGACTTATAAGACTTATGATGATATGACAGATGGCAGAGGATGGCAAAGTCACCAAACTGTAACTGATGATTTACGTTTTCTTTTGGTAAGAAACAAAATTATGCAAGTTTCTTCAGATGGTTCTTTAAATGTTCCTGAAGACTATCTTCATTTATCAAGTATAAACTACAATTACAGTAGGCTGTATAAAGGTAAAACAATTACAAAATTAAAACCAGTAGATATAGTTAGGGATAATGAAAGATCAGCTTTTACTAACAGTGAAATTTATGCTCCCTTGTTGGATTCTAAGAAATATGTTATTGCTTCATTTTTTGACACATACCTTCAGTTTTATCCATCAGATATAGGTAGAGTAGAATTTACTTATCTAAGAAAACCGAAAGATCCTGTGTGGGCTTTTAAGGTAGAAAACAATAGACCTGTTTATGACGAAGCTAGCTCAATAGATTTAGAAGCTCCAGATGAGGCAGTAGATGAGATTGCTATGATTGCATTATCTTTATTAGGTATTAATCTAAGGGATCAAGAATTAATTAGTTTTAGTGAAGCTCAAAAAGCTCAAAACTTATAGGTAAATGAGAAACACAAGAAATTTAATTGCAGAGCAGGCACAAAGAATTATAAATGGTGGTACTGCAACTCCAGATGTTGAAGTAAGAAAAGAGGAGCTTGTAGTTTTTGTAGATCAGGTTTTCGCGCGATATATTAAGCAGAGTTTCTATGAGAATAGGCAGGAAGGATCTAGATACATTAATGGTTCTTTTATTTATTCTTTTACGGAAGATGTTCAATACGATAAAGTTCGTAATAGGCACTTTGCAGACATACCTTCTGCTTATGTGAATTTACCTTTAGGTATAGGTTTGTATCAGGTTTCTCCAATCCAGGACGAATACAATTCTATGATTCCTGTAAACCCTAATTTTCTATCTATGACTAATGGTCTAGCAGTTGGAATTTTAGAGGGTAAAAAAGGTTATTTTGTAGAGAACACTACAATGATTTTTGTAAATATTCCTGTAGATTATAAAATGAAGTCTGTTTTAATTAAATTAGTAGGGGGTATCCAAGGAGGGGTTGATGCCGAAAACATTGATATACCTGTAGATGCTCAAGCTGATATGGTAGAAATGGTAGTTAGGCTATATACTCAGCAGGGTCAGACTCCTACGGATGAAGTTAACAATAACAACAAAAAATAATGGCAAACATGACACTAGATCAGACAGTTAGAGAGTATCTTATTGAGAATCAATACCCAGAGCATAGGTATATTCAAGCTTTACAATTCGGTATTTCTTGTTTAAGGGAATTAAACTTAGATGTAACGGGGGTTCCTGTTTCTGTTGATCTTTCAGTTAGTGCTTCAGATACGGTTGATTTACCTAGTGATTACATTAATTATGTAAGAATAGGATTTTGTGATCCAGCAGGTATGTTTCATGAGTTAGGCAGGAACAATAATATCTGTCTTAACAGATCATTAGACGATTGTGGTCAGATTAGTAAGAATACAAATAAAGATAGCTCTACGGGCATCTCAGGAGCATCAGCATCAGAGGAGTACTATTCAACTCATTATAGAAATGGGGAAAACATAGGAAGATTCTACGGAGCAGGTGGGGGTCAGAACAGATGGGGTAACTTTAAAATAGATTCAACATACAATCAGATACAATTATCAGGATATACAGGAGGTGATAAACTAAGGTTAGAATACTTAGGGGATCCAGCAAAAGCTAATGGCAATTTTATTGTTCAGCCTTTTGCTTTAGAAACGGTAAAATCTTGGATAGATTGGAAAATGTCTTCTAAAAACCCTAGTCTTCCTCAGTCTTTGGTTCAGAGTAATTATTTTCACTACCAGAGAAATAAAAAGGTTTTAAGATCAAGGATAAAATCTTTAAGTATTCAAGACATACTTCAATCATTTAGAAAAGGGAACAAGCAATCTCCTAAATTTTAATCATGGCTATAGAGAAAAGACAGTTTTTATTCGGAATGGATCAAGATTCTGATGATAGATTTATTCAACCAGGTTTTACTAGAAAGAACTTAAACGTAAGAGTTGGTTCTTCAGTTTCAGATGGAAATGGAACAGGTGAGAATATTTCTGGAAATGTTTTAATACCCAACTTAGGATTGCCTGAAGGTGACAATAGGGTTGTGGGATCTTTCTGGTATAAGAAGAAAGATTTAAGTTATTTCTTTGTTTGGAATGAGAATGAGGATCATGGTATTTACGAGTACGATCATGTTTCTTCTCATATATCAACTGTAATGATAGCTAAGGTTTTAGGTTTTACCGAGCTTGGTTTGATAACGGGAATAAACGTAGTAGAGTTTGATGATGATAATGATTTACTTTATTGGACTGCTCTTTCTATTAACCCAAGTAAGATAAATATTAAAAAGGCAAAACTATCATTTTCTGATACTCCTGAATTAGGTTACACACTTCCTATAAAAAAAGAAATAATAGATGCTATAAAATACCCACCATTATGTCCAATATCTGGAGCTTATGAAATTTCTGATTCGGAAAAAACAAATTATTTAGAAAATAAGATTTTACAGGTAAAAGCTAGGTATATTTATGATGACAAAGAGAAGTCAGCTTTTTCCCCTATATCTATAAATATATTTCCACCCGTTGGCTGCTCAGGTGAAAGCGAGGCTAATGTAATTCGTATATCAGTACCTAAAGGAGGAGAGTTAGTAGAGAGAATAGAAATAGCAGGAAGATTTAGTAACATATCAGATTTCTTTAAAATAGTAGATCAACCTATAGATAAGTATATTGATAATGTTGAAACGGGTAATTATGAGTATCTTTTTAAAAACGATGCTAATTACAACATTGTAAACAAAGCAGAATCTGACAACCTTTTTGATCGTGTTCCTCAGATAGCAGGAGCTCAAGAGTTTATAGCAGGAAATAGAATAGCTTATGGAGACATTACGGAAAATTACGACAATGTTCCAATAGACGTTAAGTTAAATACTGATTTTAAAAAAATAGAAGAAGAAGCAAGTACCGATAACACTATATCAGGAAGTATTAGAATTAAAAATTTATATGGTGATCTTAGTGTTGAAGATAAATATGCCGATTTTCAACCAATCATAAGACCAAAAACAAAAGATGTTTACGGAGGTTTTGATAAATCCAGAGAGCTAAGTGAAGATGAATACATAGCAGCAAGACAAGAGCTTCCTTTGGGAGGTTTTGTGGTTTATTTAGCAGGTACTGATTTATATTCAGTATCAAAGCAATTAACACAAACAAACGGTAATGAAAAATGGCAAAACAATGGTGTTTATGACACTGACCATAAGGATGCTAGAGAAGCATTAAGGGACGATATAGAAGGATCTGAAGCAGGAGGTTCAAGGGTTTTCTCTAGGTTTAAAATAGATAATGTACCAGACGGTACTTATATACTTAGGGTAGCATCTAATTTAACTACCCAAGCAGAATTAGATTCAGGAACTAGAGACTATCAAAAAACATCAATTCCTCTTTTGGAACAATTTGAACAAGTAATAACAGTTTCAGGAGGTGAGGAGAAATCAGCTACACGTATTGTTGTAGCAGATCTTACAGATCCAAGAATTCGTAAGGTATCCACCCAAGTGTGTGGATATGTTGTAGATCCAATAGATAAAGGAGATGTGCCTCCCGACTATAGTATAAGTAACATATTGTCAAATTCTAGAATTACTAATGCAATTGTTACTATTTCAAATTTAAAAGGTACTAATATTGTAGTAACAGACCATAATGGGTTCTTTTATCACGGAGCCTCTGATGGTTTAATAGCTAGTAATAATTTCTACTGGGTTTCTCAAATACAATCAGGGCAGTACGTAGACACAAAATCGTATGTGTATGGTTTATTTAACACTTCGATCCCTCCTACTCGTTTTAACCTTGGTGATACTGGAACTTATGCACGAGGATTCAATTCAATTCAGGTTATATCTAATCAAAACTCAGATATAACTAATTACTCTAGAAGTAGAGTTCAGTTTAAAATAATAGATGTTGATGGTTTTAATGTTAAGGGTATTTATGCAGTAATCACGAATAGTCAAACTCAGGAGCCATCAGACGTTAATGGTGATGTAGACATTATAGTTTATCCTACCCAGAACACTTCTTTAGGTACTGCTAGCGTTTCTTCAGATATTTATTTTTATACTGGAAACATTAGATGCCAGTCTAAGTTTGATCCTACTAAACTATCTTTTACGGAATTTTTAGGAAAAGACAACAAGAACTATGTAGAAACTATTTTGCTTGATGATGTTGTTTCTACTCCTGTTGATAACTTTGAGTCTTCTTATTTAAAAAGAGGAGGTTCTTACACTATGGGTATCGTTTATTACGACAGAGGTAACAGGTCAGGTTTAGTTAATGTTTCAGAAAAAAGCGAGTTGTTAATTCCTTTCTACACGCAAGAGGTTAATGGGGATATACCTTTTGATTCCCCACCAGATGTTAGTTGGGAAATCAAGCACCTTCCACCATCTTGGGCAACTCACTACCAATGGGTAAGAACAAAAAACAATGCTACGAATAGATATTTTCAATGGTCTCCAAAAAAGGTAAGATACCTAAGTAGTTCAGGTAAACCGTCAAGTTTTACAGAGGGGACTCAAGTGTCTATGGATATAACTAATTTATCTACAGAGTATATTTCTAATCACCCTGATTCTGTTTTATCTTATGACTACACTCCTGGAGATAGGATTAGATTTATTAAGGACTCTAATTATAAATTATTAGATGATTACTTAGATGTGAAGATTACTTCATTTGCTGCTGGTATTTTAACAATGGAAAAGCTTAATACTTTTCCAGATTTTCAAAAAGGTTGTTTATTTGAGATATACACACCTAAATTACAATCAGGATCAGATATTTATTATGAAATAGGGGAATGTTTTAAAGTTAAATCTGTAAGTTTATTAGGATTAACTAAATATTTTCACGAGGGTCTAACACAAGATCAAGACCTTTTAAGTGATGCTCCTGCTAAGGGTACTTTTAGATCAGGTGACACATTTTATAGAAATAGAACTATACCTATTTCCGACTCACCCAAAGAGAATAAAACAAACAGAATAGATTCTTCAAGATTCTCTGACTTTTATGAATCATCAGTATCGGATATAGGTAGACCTAACTTAGAGGATCAAGATGCATCTTTAGTTCATAGACCAACGACAATATACTATAGTCAAAGGTTTGTTCCAGAGACAAACATAAATGGTCTTAACACTTTTTACTCTCCTTCTTTTGAGACTTACGACAGAAAGAACGGGGCAATTAGAAAGTTATTTTCAATCAACAACAGGTTAGATTGTTATCAAGAATTAAAAGTTAGTAAAATTTTAGTACAGGAGAATGTTGTTTATGATCAGTTTGACAAGGGAACGGTTGGAGTATCTGAAAGCGTATTATCTAATCCTTCGGTTCCTTATCAAGGAGAGTATGGAACGATGAACCCAGAGAGTTTTGCAGAAGAGGGAGGTAGGAGATATTTCTTTGATGTAAGAAATGGTGCTGTATTGAGGTTGTCTAATGATGGTTTGACTGTTATTTCAGATAAACAGATGCACGCTTATTTTGAATCTAAGAGTAATTTTTATTCTTCTTTTGATCAAGTTCCAGAGATATGGGGTGTTTTTGATGAGAACCACGATGAGTATGTTTTAAACTTTGGTGAACTTTCTAGGGAAGAAGGTTTTTCTCCAGAGGACTTGGCTTTAGTTTCTTCTCAAGCAGAGGTAGTTACGGAAACTATAAACGGTTTAGAATATGATTTTATTGTGTTTTATTCAGAAAACGAAGACGGAGTTCCTACCGAGTTTGAGATAGTTAGAGATGTATCTAATGGTACTTACGTGATTAATTCTTCAGCAGGTAGTATAAATATGGATCGTCAAAATATTTTAACTATACCTTCAGAGACTGTTGCTTTTAGTGAGAGAACAGGTTATTGGGATAGTTTTTATTCTTATTTACCAGAGTGTATGTGCCGAGTAGGTATTGATTTTTTATCTTTTAAAAATGGTAAAGCTTTTTTACATAACAACAATAAGTTGAGAAATAACTTTTACGGTGTTAGATTCCCAAGTGAATTGTGGGTAGTGTTTAATCAGGCTCCTAGTAACAATAAAGTGTTTAATGCTTTAGGTGTTGAATCTACTACTGTTTGGGAAGCTAGGGAGATATTAACAGATAGTGGTCAGAAGTCTCAGTTAATAGAGTCAGATTTCCAAGATGATCAGGGTCAAGGTTTAGTTTTTGATGCTAAGGAGAACATACATTATGCAGCTTTACTTCAGGACGAGAACACTCCTAATGTTGAATATCCATTAATAAATGGAGATGACATGAGAGATGTAAGTATATTGTTTAAATTAACAAAAGACACAGATAATTTAGAGCGTATATTTGCAGCTAATATTAATTTTGCATTAAGTCAAAGAAGTAATAAATGATAGATTTAATATTAATAGTTTTTAGTGGAGCAGGGCTTACTTTTATAGTTACCCAAAGCAATGTATTTAAAACTATTAGAGAATGGGTAACGTATAAGAACCAAGTATTTGGTGAGTTAATTAGCTGCCCACAATGTTTCGGACTTTACGGTGGTTTAATAAGTTATTTGCTAGTTCGATTTAATTTAGATATTTTAGTGTACGGACTGATTGTTTCTTTGGTCTGTTTTATTTTAAATAAAAAAATATAGATATGCCAGTAGATCCATTTACAATAGCAGCTTTAGGTATTCAAGCAGGAACAGGATTGTACCAAATGTATAAGGGTAATAAGTTAGCTAAAGAAGCTGAAGCTATGCAGCAGGATTATAAAACTCCTCAAGTAATAGAAGATTCTTTAACTAATGCTCAAATTAGGGCTTTAGAAGGGATGCCAGCAGAGCAGAAAGCTGAGTATATTCAAAACCTGCAAAACTCAACTCAATCAGGTATTAACGCTTTAAGTGATAGAAAGGCAGGTATTTCAGGTGTAGAAGGTCTTCTTAGGAACGAACAAGGCTCTTATATGAATTTAGCTTCTCAGGATGCAAGTATGAAGTTAGGAGCTGAAGCTAACTTACAGGGTGTTCAGCAGAACTATGCAGGTTATAAGGATAAAGAGTATGATATAAATGTTTTACAACCTTACATGGCAAAACTAGGAGCAGGAAAGGATATGAAAGGAGCAGGTATGCAGAATGCTTTCAATACTGCTAATTCTGCTGCTCAAATGGCTTCACAAAGGCAGATTTATCAGGATATATTAGGTCAGAATAAACCTTCTGCGACAGGAGACCCACAGGGTATTTATAGCTCTTACACTAATTCAGGTACTCCGAATTTTTTAGCAACAACATCTGGTCTTTTTAAATAACAACATAGTCACACATTTAGAATAAGAAAATGGCAACACCATCAGGATTAGGAGTATCAACAGGAATAGGTACAGGAGAAGCACAAGTGTTTGCTCCTGTAAAAAGCGACTACTACAAGAACAAAGCTAATCTTGCCCTTAAGGAAAAGGATAAGCAAGAGAAGGAGATGGCAAGTATAGGTAGTATGCCTGTTTGGAGTAGAGACCTGGGTTTGTTTAATAAAAAACGTCAAGAACTTATTGATTTTTCTACAAACAACCATAGATCTTTAATAGAAGGTGATTACGATAAAAAAGCAAAGTTTAATAGTATGATGGCAGGGTTGGCTCAATTTGCAGCTAGTTCTAATGCTGCCCAAAAAGGTGATATAGCAAATAAGGCAATAATAAGTAAAGACGATACTAAAATATACCAAGGTAGTAAAGATGAAGAACTTGCTTTTTCTTTAGACCCTGGTAATTTCAATGTTCCTATATTAAGACAAAACTTTAATTCTGTAGAATTTTTAACAGACCTTAATAACTCAATAACTAAATTAGATCCAAAATTTAAAGGATTTAACAAGCAAAATATTTCAGGAACAGATGTGCTTGTAAATAAATCTAGTGTCGCAGATGATGACATTAAAGCCCTTATAGATTCTAAAACAGCATCGTACTCTAAATTATTCGGAAAAGATCAAGTTGACAATTTCTTAAAAACTACAGGTATCGATTTATTTGCACAAGGAAAAGCAAATGCTAAAACAGCTATGGTTAATAAAATGGTAGCCCCTGGTTATTCAGGAAGTTCAGGATCACAAAAAATAAAACAAGCAGGTGTAAGAAGAAAAGAGATGCTGTACCACATGATGAATAACACAAGCCAATTTGATACAGAAGTAGGTAATTTACTTAATAAGTCAAATACTAAATACGGTGTTTTAGAATCAGTAGAACATAATACGAAAGACTACCCAGCAGGTACAGTAGTGTTTACTTATAACCATCCAAAAACAGGAAAGTTTGTTAAGACAGTAAATACTCAAGAAGAATCAGCTTATGGAGAAATTAACTCTCTAATTAGTGGATTAGGAGGTATGGACGTATTAGATGATAATGATTTAAGTCTTGCTCCTAGTTACGATCCAAAAGTTCCGATAAGAAAATCAAAAAAATCAAAAGTATCCCCAGAGCAAAATGATTTATTTAAAATACTTAGTTTAGAAGAAAATTCAAAAATATTTAATATTTATTCGGATCAACATGAAAACCTTTTAAAAGAAGTAGCAGACCCAAAAGTTAAAAAGTCAATATTATCTTCTAAAAAAATTAGTCAGTTTGTTAAAAAACAAGTACTAGGTAAGGATTTTGGATTAGGTAAAATAACATCTATAAAAGAAAGTAGTTATCTTTATGTTGGCGATTCAGGATGGGACGTAACAATAAACGGAGAAGAATTTTTTGTTAAGAAAAATGATAAAACAGGATTAAGATTTTTAATGGGAATGCCTACGGGTGGGTCTTATGAGTCAGATTTTGTAAAAGAAGTAGAAAAAAAACTAGGAAAAAAAATGCCAGGTTCTGGTAACAATTCAAAAACAACAAAGCAAAAACAGTTAGATCTTGTATCTGCTTTTAGAGATAAATACCCAGAAAAATCAAATGGCTTCACAGATGAAGAAATTATACAAGCACTTAAAAAATAACAATTATAATGGCTAAAAAAAACTCATTAGATTTATCAGGATTAGACTTGTCAGATTTAGACTTGTCTGTTTTAAATGACAAGAAAGAAAAACCCTCATTAGATTTATCAGGATTAGACTTGTCTGATTTAGACTTGTCTGTTTTAGATAATGAAGAAGAAGTTAAAAAAAAAAGTCAAGAAGAACCTACTGCTTCAACTTCTTCGGATGGCGAATCACTATCGAAAGAGGTTGAGCCTACTGCTGAAAGGAGTGAACTTAGTGAAGAAGATAGACTAAAAGTAAAAGAAACATCTGGTTTATTTAACACATTTACTCAAATGGAAGATCTTAATGGTCCTCCTATATCAGAGGAGAGAATGTCTAATATAGATATTCCATTAAAACAAAAACAAAAAGACTTAGAAAAAGCTGATGAATATTATACAACCCCAGAATACAAAACAGGACTAGGTGAAGATATTAATAAGATAGAATCAGAAGATTTAAAATATGTTGATTATTTAAGCATAACAGATCCAGAAGAATATGTTGAAAATAATCTAAACTTAGAAGATTATATTTTTGCCGATTCTAAAGTTGTAGAAGATCTTATAAAAAACAAACAGAAAGACGCTTTAAAAAAAATAGGATTAGACCAAGGTGATAAAACTAGAAAAAATTACGCTACTGAAATCCAAGATTCAGATAATAGCTTTACTACAGAAGACATAACAGAAATGGTTGACTCTACGGAGTTGTCAGACGTTAAGAGATTTGGAGTAAATAGATTACGACTAGACGAGGATCAAGAAAAGGAATATAAGGAAGATATATTAGAATTGTCAGCCTTAAAAGAAAATAAAAACAAGACACCAGAAGAAAAGCTATTACAATTTAGCCTTAGTAAGAAAGTAGCAAAATTAAGAGAAAATCAAGACAAGCAGTTTATTAATCCAGAAACAGGGCAAATAGATGGTGCTGTTAAAAAAGAAGTTACAGAAAAAGCTAAATTATATTCTAAAGATTTAAAAACAGATTACCGAAAGTTCTTAGATAAATACAAGGAAGAGTATCACAATATAAAAGGTATAGAGGAAGAGATGAAGATCTTAACAAAGTCTGAAACTCCTCCTAGCAGGTATATTATTGAGAACTATGCTTATGCTAACCTTAGAGAAGCAGTGTCAGAAGATAGACCAGGTTTTCAGCCTAAAATTGGAGACAAAAGTGTAGCAGTTGAGAAATTAAAAAATAAGCTTCTTTTTCTTTACGATGGTTTAGCCAAATCAGAAAAAAACTTTATGGCTCTTAATAGGGCTTTGTTATTAAATGAAGATCCTGCTGCTGTTTCTAGAGGTTTTAAAATGTTAGAAGGAATCCCTCTTTTACAAGGAGCAGGTGAAATATTAACATCGGCAGGTGAGTCTTTAGCAGAAACTGTTACAGGAGAAGATATTGTAACTGACAAGGATTATGCTAACACTATTGTTCAGCTTGCTAATGAAACGGGAGTTAAGCTTACGGAGGAACAATACGATAGAGGTAAGGAAGATTTTGAAGAAAAACTAGGTGGTGCTGTAGGTACTTCTGTACCTATGATGGCAGAGATAGCTTTTAATGTTCTTGTTACTAAGAACATAGGAGCAGCACTTAAAATACCATCATATTTATCTAAATTAAAAAAGCTTAAAGACAGTCCTAAAATAGCTTCTTTTGTAGGTAAAGCAATGGAAGCTACTACTCAAGCTATAGCTTTTGAATTTGCCGAAGGTGGTTCTCTTGCTATGGGAGCAGGTGAATATTACGGAGGTAGATTAGGAGAGAAAATTGTTTCAGCTATAACAAAAGGAAAAGGAGGTAAGTTCTTGGCTCTTTTTGGTAAAGTTGTAGGAGCAGGAACAGCAGGTACGGTAGAAGAATATGCAGGGGAGTTTATAGATGAAGGATTTAAACAAGGTTTTTTTACTAAGGAACAATTTGAAACTACTTTTGGTAGGACTTATGACGAAGCTTTAGATAAATTTCTTATTACAGCAGTTATGGCTACAGCTATGGGTGGTGCAGCAGAAGTAGGTAATGTTTTATCTGATGCTAAGAGTTATTATAAAAACCTAGGAGACACAAAAAGGTTAACAGAGTTAGAAAAGCTTATAGAGGCTAATAAAGAGCCTTCTGAATCAACAGGAGAGGGTAAAAATTTAGAATTAAAAGTAAATAAGGAAGAAGCTATAGGAGAAGAAGAGTTAGTTCCTTTTACTGAAGAAGTAGATAAAGACGGTAAGACTTTCTTAACTACAGAAGGTGAAACTACAGAAGGAGAAACTAAAACAGAAGAATCTATAGAAGAGGAAATAACAGAGCCAACTCAAGAACCAAAAACAGAGTTAGAAGTTAAAAAAGAAAGTATATCTTCAGAGCTAAATGAACTTCAAGAGTTAAAAAAAGAATTAGAAACTAAAGAGTCTTCAGAGAAAGTTTTAAGTGAAGGTCTTGAAGAAATTGAAGGGAAAAGATTATCAGAGGAAGTTAAAGAAAAACAAATAGCAGAAGAAAGAGCAACTAAAGTAAAAGATTTAGAAGCTAAAGTAGCAAAGAATAGATTAGATAAAGTTGAATCTGAACAGGAAATAGGTAAGTCCTTAGAAGAATCAGAAGCTACAGCTAAAATAGAATCTGAAAAAGAACTAGCAGAAGGTCTTGAAGAAATTGAAGGGAAAAGATTATCAGAGGAAGTTAAAGAAAAACAAATAGTAGAAGAAAGAGAAACTCAAGTAAAAGAACTAGAAGCTAAAGTAGAAAAAAACAGATTAGAGAAAGTTGAATCTGAACAGGAAATAGGTAAGTCCTTAGAAGAATCAGAAGCTACAGCTAAAATAGAAGCTGAAAAAGAATTAGCAGAAGGTCTTGAAAAGATTGAAGAGGGTAACATATCTAAAGAAAGAAAAGAATCCTTAGATCAAGAAATACTTCAAGAAAAAAGAGATTCTAAAGTAAGGGAACTAGAATCTAAAGTATCAAAGAATAGATTAGATAAAGTTGAATCTGAACAGGCAATAGGTAAGTCTTTAGAGAAGTCAGAAGCTATAGCTAAGGTGCAAGCTGAAAAGGAACTATCAGAAGGTCTTGAAAAGATTGAGCAAGAAAGAATAGCAGAAGAAGTTCAAGAGAAACAAAAACTAGAAGAAAGAGAAACTCAAGTAAAAGAACTAGAAGCTAAAGTAGAAAAAAACAGATTAGAGAAAGTTGAATCTGAAATAGAAGAAGGAAAGTCTTTGGAGGAATCAGAATCTACAGCAAAGGTTGAAGCAGAAGAGGCATTGTCAGAGGGTTTAAAAGAGATTAAAAAGAAAGCTGACAAAGAAGAAGTTGAAACAAACCAAGAAAAAGAAAAAGAAAAAGTAAAAAAAATAATAAAAGAAAACATATCTACAGAAGACAAAAAGAAAATAGCATCAGAGGAGGGTATAGACGCTAAAGATGTAGAAGCTAAGGTAATAGAAAAGGTAGCAGATAGAAGTTACTTAGCCAAAGGTAAATCAGCCTTGGCTAAAGTTGTTAAAGCTATTAGAGATAACATAAGAAAACTTATATTCTTGGGAGGTCTTACTTATATAGCTTTTTCTGGTGTATCTATAACCCAAGGTGGAGTACCTACTTACCGTCTAGAAAATGTAATAGATGCTGTTTTTTCTACTGAATATGCTGAATATGCAAAATATTATTTAGATAAGAAAGGATATTCTTTAATAGACGAAAATATACTGGAGGTTGAAAAAGCTCCAGTAATTGTAGAAACACCCACTCCAGATCCTATATTTAAAATAATAAAAACATCATTAGATGAAGGTTATAGTAAGGATAGTTTAATTTCCTACAGGTCTCAATGGTCTAATTCAGAAGGATTTAGATATATACCTACTCCAGTCCAAGGTCAAGCAGATTTAGACTTTGAATACGACAAAGTACATGGGGTAGGTCACTTTGTTATAGACGCATCAGCTTCTCAGTCTAAGCCGTATCAGCATAAAAATAGTAAAATAACATTAAGGCAACAAACTCAAGATTCAGCAGGTGTAGCCCAGAACTTATGGGTTCCTGTTTATACTAACAACGCAGACGGAAGCGTACAATTAAAATATAAAAAAACTAAAGAGTTAACTTCAGAAGATAGAAACAATATATATGGACCTTTAAGACAGGTCAGCTTCTCTGATGTAGACTTTGATCGTGGAGAACAGGCAGTTAAAGCAAAAAGTGGATATGGAGGTGCAGGTATTTCTGTATTATTATTTAAAAACGGAAAACAAACTTCTTTCCCTTATAAACCACATTTAGGTAAAAAAGCAAGGGATGCTTACGGAAGGTTTTCAGGAGCAAGTGTTGTTTTTATTTTTAATGATAAATATGGCAACACTATAATTAGAGATGTTGCTGGTTCTTTAAATCAGATTCGGGAAGATGGTGAGTCTATAACTAAACAATATGATTTAAAAGAAGGTGAACTTGTTATGGGTTATCACGACATGGGTTCTTTTTCAGCTAAACCTAAAGCAGCAGGAGGTACGATTAAGCAGAAACAATGGTCAGGTTTTAATGACGAATCTATGGTAGGGTCAGCTCTTTTAATTCCAATGGAGGGAAATCCTGAAACACCTTCACTTCCAAGCAAACCAAACGAATTAGGTGGAGATCCTATCTCTGGTTTAGTAGCAGGTGTATCTTTATTGTTAAGAGCTTTAAGAAGAAGAAAGAGAAAAGGTAAAAAATTAGATAAACAAGATGCAAAAGATATTGATGCAGAGATAGCTAGATTAACTAAACAGCTCTCAGAAGTAGATACAGAGATAATTTCACAAAAAGAAAAGCAAGAACTAGATAAAGTAAAACAAGAACTAGAAGATATAAAATCAGAATTAGAAAGTAAGCCTGCTTCAGATAGAACCTTCCAGGATAAAATAATACTAGACTCTATAAAGAAAAAAGGTTTAACGTCAGCTCAAGCTAAGAGCTTAATAAAAAACTATAAGACTTCTAAGAAATCAATTAAAAAAGATATAAGAGATCAAACGGGTCAAACGGATACTTCTGATAAAATAACTATTACACAAAAAAAATTAGCTAAGGAGTTATACAAAGCAGAAGAGAAAGCTCTTAAGAATCTAAAAGTTTCTCAAAAGAAATTAATTTCAAATTTATTTAAAAAGTTATCTGAATTAGCAGGAATTAGAAAAGGAAAAGAAAAGTCAACTCTAAAGGGTAAGGTTTCTTTTAGTAATGTTAAGAAAATTTTACAAGAATTAAATAAGTTAGATCCTTCTAATGATAATGATGTTTTAGCGTTAGAGCATAAGATAGATCAGTTAGTAAAAGATTCAGAGTTTGAAGTAAAAAAGCAAGAGGCTATAAAACTTCAAGAGAAGTTACAAAAAATAGGTAAAAAAAGAAAAGGAGTTAGAGGTAAGTATGCTGCTGAATTAAACGATATAGACTTAAATAAAGTAGAATCTATAGATGCTTTTTTAGAGACAGCTAAATCTTTACTTGGATCTTTTAAAGGTGCAATAAAAAAAGACAATGAAATCACTATTACTGAGACTGACCCAGGCATAGTGACACAATTGGAAGAAACAATAAAAACTCTAAAAGAAGAGCAAGCTAAGTATGAAGAATTACTAGGAGAGCGAAGAGAGATAAAAAGATTAGAAGATTCTGAAAAATCAGATATAGAAACATCAGAAGAGTATGCAGAATCAGGGTTGTCAGATGTTATGACTTTAGAAGAGTATCAGCAGTTTAGAGAATCCAGTCCAGAGGAGGCAGTTAAAGCTATACCTGAAAAAGGTAAAAAAGAATTAGCGTTAAGAAAAGCTGTTTCAGAAAGAATAGATAATCTAAAAGGTTGGTTAAAGGATAATGAAAAAACATTAACCCAAGGTCAGAAAAGAAAAATTAATGATATTATTAATAATAAAGAGTTAATTAATGATGATTCAACTAACATGACTGATGTTGTTGATACTTTTAACGCTTTAGAAGAGATATTGTCTTTTGATTCTACAGCAGGTATAACTAGAATAACTGCTAAATTAGAAGGGATTCAACTAGGGAAAAAAATAAAAAAATACTTTCTAGGTAAATTTAAGGATTGGGGTTCTATAGGTATTGATTTTAAAACGATGAATCAATCTACATATTTAAAGGCTATATCAAACAGTTTAGACACTGCTAAAGAACTTTCTGCTGTTTTACTTGTTAATATTAAAAAAGCAAAAGTAAAAGCTAAAAAAATATCAGACAGTTTTAATATAAAAGTTGATAAATTAGCTGATAAGCTAAAAATAAAACAAGAACAATCTGTTAAGATAGGTGTTTTTTCTAGGTTAAAACAGCATACAGAAGGATTAACACAGGAAGAGATAGATGAAGATTTTGCTTTAAAACTAGAAAGTATTAAGAATGAAATAATAGAGTTAAAAAAGCAAAATAAGAAAACTTCAGAAGTTAAAAGCAATAAAAGAAAATCAAAAGTTTTAGAAGAGGTTTATTCAAAGATAAAAGATGCTAAAAGCTACTCAGAAATAGAGTCTAATCTTTCGGAAAATGAATCTAAAATGCTTGCTTTTTTAGAAGAGTCCTTTGCAGAAATAAGACCAGATTTAGAAAACACTTACTTAGAGAATCAAGGTAAGGACATGGAGGGTGTTTCTAATTACATACCTACTGTTGTTTCTAACAAAAGAGATGGCTCTACACAAACAGGAGATCTGAAAGATAACGTATCTAGAGAATCTTTAGATAGGGAAACATCAGGAAGAACAATAAAGAGATCTAAAACAGATCCAACAGGAAAGACTCAGTACAATTATGATATTGTAGAGGTTGCTAAGTTTGGTATGAAACAATCTTTATTTGATATTAATGTTCTTTATGACAGTCAAGTTTTAGCAAACACTTTATCTTCTAAGGACTTTAAAGAAGCAATAGACAATTCAAAGATATTAAAAGATTTAAAAGAAAAATTAGCTAACACTTACAGTCCTAATTATTTTGCAATTGACAGAACAGAACAGGATAATATTACAAGAGAAATCATTGATTACTTTAAAGCGTTTGTGGTTATGCCTTTAAAGACTGTTTGGCAATACGCTAAACAGCCAATATCTATTATGGGAGCTACGTTAACTAGGGTCAACTTAAAAGCTACAGGTAGATCTTATAATATTATTTCTAAGAGTATAGTATCTAAAGAATACCGTCAAAGATTAGATAAATTTTTAGAAAACTCTACAGTTTCTATTAGGACTGTAGAAGGGGATGCTGATATAGCTAGTTCTGATCCTTTGTATATAAAATTATTAAATAAGCTTCCTAAAAAACTAGCAGGTAAACCTACAGCGTTTACTAAAAAATACATTTCTGATGCTTTATCTTTGTCTGATGATGTAGCAGCTAAAGGTTCTTTTCTTTCTTTCTATATAAATGAAAGGTTGAAGAAAGATCCAAATTATGTTTTTGATTTAGATAAAGAGATCGCTAATCCTGATATGAAAGCTGTAGGTAAAGCTGACGTAGAAGCTGACTGGGTAAATAATAATTCAGACGTAGATGAGTCTGGTACTTTTTTAAAGGGAAATACTACTATAAAAAATTTGCTTTTCTTGTTTAAGTCTTTTGCTGTAAATCAGTCTATAAATACTATTCTAGATGCTAGAAATATACTTTCTTCTCAAAGAACAGGAAAGGTAGAAGCTTCTAGAGCTTTAGCAGGTACTTTAGTAGGTGCTCTTGCCTTTGAAGGAATGAGGCAAGTTATAAAAAAATCATCTGAAGAAATATTAAGTTCATTTTTAGACGATATGGAAGATGAAGAAAAGAAGGAAGTTAGCGAGGAGATTGGTTCTATTTTAGTAAAATCATTGTATAACGCTTTGCTTGATGTTGTAGCAGGTGGTGCTCCTTCTGACCTTACTTATTATGTTAAAGTAGGTGTAAACTATGCAAACTGGATGCTTTTTTATGAAGATGAGAATGAAAACAGAAAAAAAAGAGGAAAAGAGTTAATTAAAAAAAGAGATAAAGATCCTTTCTTTATTAGCGATAGCCCATCAGGTATAGTTGGATTAGCTGAAAGTTATATTACAGCAGGTTATAAATCTCTTGATGTTTTATTCAGTAAATACTCTAATGAAGAGATGGATCGTGTAGCTACTCTTAATTTAATAATGATGTTTTTACAAGACGAAAACCTTAGAAGACCAACTAGTAAGGCAGTTAATAAATACAAAAAAGAAATTAAAAAAAGAGAAAAAAAGTTTAATAGAAGATGATATTAACTATAAATAAAAAAAACAACTAAATAAAAATTATTTTCATATATTTATAACAAACTATTTCCCAAATGATAAAAAGCGATAAATTACAAACACCTTTAACTACGAACGCAACTAGTATGAGGGTATTATCTGAAGCTTTAGTAGATTCAGGTATTAGATACGGTACACAGCAATTCACCTTAGAGTTAAGGTCTATCAATTCTGTAAACGGAGTAAGCACAGCAGTACTTAAGGCAGCAGATGTTTTAACTGTAAGTGTAAATGGAACGACATATACTTCTACTTTTTCTACAGACACTCAAAACACAATTAATGTTTTAGCTACAAACATAAAGGCAAACGCATTAGTTGTTTCAGCTAAAGCTATAAATGATCAGAAGATTATTATAACTGTAGTAGATAATGTTGAGATTGCTGTTATAAACCCAGGAGTTACTAACAGTACTACTAATCAGTTGAATGTTGAAGAGACACAAGAGTTAAGGCTTTTAGTATCTTTAAATGTAATCAACCAAGATGCGTTAGCACCTTCTAGAATAGACATTACAGGTACAGCTCCCAACACAGTTACTTATACAGGTTATGGTTTAGCAGGAGCAGTAGAAGGAAATCCAGTTTGGAGAATATCTAAAACAACAGACACAGCAACAACAACTGTAGTTCTTTGGGCAGATGGTAATGAGAAAATGGATAATGTCTGGACAAACAGGGCATCATTATCTTATTCATAAATAATTAACACCTAAAGGGGGTTTTATATTGTATTCGTTAATGAACCGTTTGTAGGGTAGTAAAAAAAAATATTATGGCAGGTCAACAAAGTATAAAAAATATAAACGCTATAGCTGTTGCTAGGGGATCTTCTAACCCTTCTAACACAGAGGTTTTGTGGTTAAAATCACCTTCTGATTTACAACCTTATGAGGACTTGCATATTTACGATGGAAGTAATTGGGTTTTAATAAGTAGAAATCCTAGTCAATTGTTATCTGATCTTAAGACTGTAGACGGGAAAGGTTCAGGTTTAGATTCAGATACTTTGCAGGGTTTAACTCCAGAGGAGTTATCTCTTCAGGATTTAAGTACAGGTCAATTATTATTTGGTCAAGACAATGCAGTAGGTGCAGCTAAGACTGCTAGTGGTGTAGTTACTGTAACTTCAGGAGGAGCTTTTGTTTATGTTGCTAACAGTATAAGCCATACAGGTTTAACTGATATAGGTACTAACACTCATGCTCAGATAGACTCACATATATCAGATTCTGCTATTCATGTTTCTACAGCTCAAGCTGCTAAGTTATCAAACATATCTGTTACTCAGGCTGTAGATCTAGATCAAATGGAGACAGACATTACAGCCAATACAGCTAAGATAAGTAATGTAACTACTAACCTTTCAGAAACCTCTACAGAAACAAAAGTAACTGTAGTATCTAGTGACGGTACAGATGCAGATTTACTTCCTGCCTCTACTACAAGAGCAGGTGTAATGACAAAGGCTAAGTTTGATGAAGTAGGTGTTAACAACGCTAAAGTTGGTTTAACTTCAGGACAAATAACTATTTTAGGAAATACAAGTGGTACTAATACAGGAGATCAAGATATTTCTGGAATAGCAACTAACACAACTAACATTGCTACTAATGTAACTGCTATAGGTTTAAATACAGCCAAGGTAAGTAATGTAACTACTAACCTTTCAGAAACCTCTACAGAAGCAAAAGTAACTGTAGTGTCTAGTGACGGTACAGATGCAGATTTACTTGCTGCTTCTACAACCAGGGCAGGTGTTATGACAAAGGCTAAGTTTGATGAAGTAGGTGTTAACAACGCTAAAGTTGGTTTAACTTCAGGACAAATAACTATTTTAGGAAATACTAGTGGTACTAACACAGGAGATCAAAATATTTCTGGAATAGCAACTAACACAACTAACATTGCTACTAACGTAACTGCTATAGGTTTAAATACAGCTAAGGTAACTAACGCCACCCATACAGGTGAAGTAACAGGATCTGGAGCTTTAACTATTGCAGATGACATAGTAGATGAAGCAAACTTAAAAGTAAGTAATACACCTACAAATGGATATGTTCTTACTGCACAGTCTGGAAACGCAGGTGGTTTAACCTGGGAGGCAGCAGCAGGTGGTGGTGAGGTTAACACATCTTCTAATAGTGGTACAGGTGCAGGATTAGCACTAACTAAAGTAGGTTCTGATTTACCATTTAAAAGTATTACAGCAGGAACAGGAATTACTTTAACGTCTAGTGCTAGTGAATTACAAATAAGTTCTTCAGGTGGTGCAGTTAATACAATTTATACAGCTGACGAAACATTGTTATCAGACAGAGATATAGACTCAGGTGGTAACACTTTATTAATTTCAAACGGATCTAGAAATGTAGGTGTACCTAATTGGTCTGTTCATACAACTTGGGGTTTAGATAACGGAGCCACTACAAGGTGGGATTTGATAAGTGCTAATAGTTCTACAGCTTTTAATCAAGACGAGTTTGGAATAACAAAAGCTGGAAGCGGAATTGTCCCTTTTAGAATATTCGATGGTGATAAAATTGCACTAGGTGATATTAATAAAGCTGATTTAGATACTAATTATTCCGTAAACGTAAAAGACGGCTTAAACCTTTTACAAGGTGATTTAAGAATAAATCAAGGTAGTAAATTAGATATTCAAACGGGCGCAGGTCAAACAATAGAAACAGCAACAAACACTTATCCTTCTTTCTTTTTTGATAATGGAATCACAAAGTATCAATTTGGAAATGCTAAAGTTAGTGGTACGTATAATGAGGGAGATTTTTTCATATACAACGGCACTACCAATAAAAGTAATTTTTTAATAACTAAAACAGGTGATGTAATAATAGGTAACGGGGCTACGTCGGTTATAGGGAGCGAAGATATAAGTTTACAAGGTGATACTTTAATTAAAGGCTCTAACAATTCAGAAGCAACAAGTGGCTTTAAGGTTACCGACGTTAATAACCTTAGTTTATTAGAGGTAAGAAATAACGGAGCTTTAAAACTTCAATACTTGCCAAGTTTATCAGCAGGATTTGGAGCAGGAGATGTTTGGAGTCAAAACGGAACACTTAGAATAGGTAGTCCAACGGCAAACATTCAAACTGTAGCAAGTGCTACAACTGTAACTCCAAATGTAGATACAACAAAAATGGAAATTGTATCAGCTTTAGCAAGTGCCTTAACAATAGCAGCACCAACAGGAACGCCAACAGAGGCACAGGAATTGACTTTTAGAATAAAAGATAATGGAAATGCTTACGGATTAACATGGAACGCTATATTTGTAGATTATACAGGAGCTTTACCAACTACAACTGTAGCAGGTAAAACAGTTTACATAGGTTGTAAATATAATGTAGTAGATACTAAATGGGACGTTGTAGCAGTGCAAGTTCAACCATAAAAAAATAAAAATGATAACGATAATTAGTAAAATAGAATTAGAAGAAAATAATAATCTTTTATACACTGAAGTTGGATATACTGAAGATCAAAATGTAACTGATAGCCTCAATATTCAATATGATGAAACATTAGGACAATTTTTAGCTAAAAATAGAACGAAATTACAAAATAAAACTATTACGATAAGTGATTTTTTTGTTGAGGTTTCTTTTGTTTACGAAGCGAGGACAATGGTGAATGAGATAGATAAGTTAGATTTAAAAGAAATAAAAACGCTAAACGATTTATAAATGGCAGTCCCAACAAAAGGTAGTGTAAAAACAGGAAGTCCAACTCCAGGTGGATCAAACCCATACACGTTTTCAAACGTAACTGTAAACAGTGGTAACAATAGATTACTTGTTTTACAATTAACTACAAATGACTTACGAAATCATAATTCAGTAACATACGGTACGGGAGCCGCTGCTCAATCAATGACAAGCTTATTTAAGATTCACAGAGGAGGTTTGGATATGAAGATGAGTTTTTGGTACTTAGAAAATCCAAATGTTGGAACTGCAAATGCAATAATAAATTTAGGTGGTTCTATGTATAATCCTATTTCAATTTGTTTCCGAGCGTTTACTGACAGTGGTGGTATTGGTAATCATGTTAATACAAATGGAGGTTCATCTCCAAGAACAGGAAACATAACAGTTGAACAGGATAGTTTAATAATGATGACAAGTTCTTCAACTACTAATATACAAACGCAACAAATACCAACGGGAACAAACCAATCATTCGTATCACACAATATTAATAGAAGAGTTGGGTGTTCAGCAATTTCATCAAATGCAGGTCATAATGCAGGTTCCATTTCAACTCGTGCTACAGCAGGTTCTAACCTGACTATGGATAGAGTTGAGATAAAAGGAATAAATAGTTCAGATACAGGAGCAGATAATTTTTTTTTAATAATGTAAATAATAAGTAAAATGATAACGATAACTTTAACAGAAGATTGTGGAATTAAAGCAGGAGGTCTTGATATTTACGCAGCAGGGGTAAGAAAGATCACTTGTCCTGCAAATTTAAACTCAGGGAGAGAAGTTTCCCCAACATGGAATGTTCCTTTTAACTGGTGTTATGGAGAAGCTACTGAGTGGAAATCAGAAAACGCTATTCAGTTAAGTGTATCAGATTCAGAACAGAATATTATGGGGCAAGACTTTATGATGGTTAATGAAGATGGTACGGATAAGTACGTTACTTATGATGGAGGTGAGGTAGGTTTGAAATCTGTAATTTACATTATGAGTAATTATGGAAAACAAATTATTGAAGAGTTCTTCCCAGGGGTAGGAGCTGTAGAGGTAACTAATTATAAATAATTATGAAAGGGTTTATTCTTTTTGTAATAGCAAAGGTTTTAGCTTTTTTCTTGCTACCTATTGGTTTTATATACTCTATTTTAACCTTTAGAGTAGGTTTAAGCAATTATTTCAAGAGTGTGGCTATATCTATAGATCAGAAAGGGAACGTGATCATGAGCGTCTTATTTAATGATATACTTAGAAAAGTAGGTGGTCATAGATTTGGAGATCCAGATGAGACTATAAGTATGGTTTTAGGAATAAATAAAAGAGATAACACATTAACGTGGTTAGGTTCTTTTATTTCTAATATATTAAATAAGATAGAGAAAGATCATGTAGAAAAATCTATTGATTTAGATTAGATTTATTATCTTTAAATTAAATTAAATTTAAAATTAAAATTATGAATAACATCAAGAAAGCTATTGAAGTGTTAATAAAAGCAGCTTCTTTAGGAGAGTACAGTGAATTAGAAAAAATGATAGTAGATGAGGCTATTTTAGTTTGTTCTCAGATACAATTCCAAGAACCTAAAAAAGAAGAAGATTATGAAAATGATGAACAAGAAAGTAGTAAAGAAGAAAACCTTGAAGAAAAAGAAGAAGAAAAAGGTTAATAAAAAAGTTAACAAAGGATACAATATTTAGCGTTATAAATCATTCATCGAGATGAGTATAAGCTATAGTTTATTTAATAGTTTTTTAATTTTAAAACAGTTAAAAAGCAAAAATAAAACGAAAAGGGTATTTTTATATCCTTTTTTTTTGTTTATTTAAACAACTATTTAGTATAAAAAAAGTAAACATAAGTGATTAAATTTTATATTTATTAAAGTCTAAATACTATATTTGATATGAAAGAAATAAAAATGGAAAACTTAACAGATATTTTAACTGACTTTATATTAACTGTTGTATCAGGATCTTTTGTGTTATTAGGATTAGATAGTCTTCCAGGAGATCAGACCTTAATTAAGGTGGTTTTATCCCCAGCAGCAGAGACGGGTTTAGATATTACTAATAAATTAATGCTTTTGTTTTCTACTTTTATTGCCTCATTATCAGGAGGTATAACAATATACAAGGCTTGTAAGTCTTTCTTTAAGTAACTTTAATTTCTTTCTTTCGTACTTGCTCCCTGATGGGAAAAAAAATAAATAAAATAATACTATTTTTTACTTCTAGGATTAGTAAAAAAATCTTGAGCAAGATCACTATTTTTTTTGGTATATTAGGAGTATTGTTAAAACTCTTGTGTAAGTTTCTCAAGATTATATAAATTAAAATTATGAGTAGAGATGTAAATTTATTAGTTGTTCATTGTTCAGCTACTCCTGTTACAATGGATATAGGTGCTAAAGAGATCAGAGAGTGGCACACTTCATCTCCAAGAAACTGGAGTGATATTGGATACCATTATGTAATTAGATTAGATGGTAAACTAGAGAAGGGTAGACCTTTGTATAAATCAGGTGCTCACGCAAGAGGTTATAATAAGAATAGTGTAGGAGTTTGTATTGTAGGAGGGGTTGACAAGAATATGAAGCCAGAGAATACAATGAATAAGGAACAGGAGAAAACTCTTGTGAATTTAATTGTAGAGTTGGATTGGACTTTTTTAGATATGGAAATAAAAGGTCATAATGAACTATCTAGTAAAGCTTGTCCTAGCTTTGATGTTCAGGAATGGCTAGATAATCTAGGTTATAAATAATAAATTATGAAAAAAGTTAAGGCACACAATATGTATAGCAAGACAGGAATTAAAAAAGTTGCTAAGACAATTAAGGAACATCTTTCTTTAAAAAAGAAGGGGTATAAGCATACTCCACCAAAGAAGAAATAATTCTTAAAATGACGCGATTTAAAATAGATAAATTATGAAGTGGAAAGAAACAAAGTTTAAGTCTTTTTTAGATAAAGTAGGAAGTGTAGTTAAGGATAACTCAGGTAAGTTAATGACTATTGCAGGTAGTGCAGCTACAGGTAATTTCTCTACAGCTATTTCTGAAACTTTTTCTTTACTTACAGGTGAGGATACTTCGGAGGCTAAGGCTCTTTTAGCAGAATTAGAATTAAAGCGTAAAGAGTTTGAATTAGAGGAGAGGAAATTAATTATTGCAGATAGAGATTCAGCTAGAGATATGCAAGCTGCTGCTTTAAGCCAGGATGACTTATTTAGTAAGAGATTTATTTATTATTTAGCAACGGGTGTTTTTGCTTTTAGTGCGTTAATTGTAATAATGTTGTTTTTTGTTGAAATACCAGAAGAGAATCAAAGAATTGTAGATATGGTATTAGGTGTTATTGTTGGTTCTGGCTTGGTATCAGTTCTTAACTTTTTTTACGGAGCTAATTCAGAGGTAAAGAAGTAATTATTCTTCTCCCCATATTTTAAACCATCTTAGGTAATTGTGTTCCTTTAGGTATTCTTTCATCCTTTCGGAATTGTTCATTGATTTTATTTGATCTATTGTACCAAACTCATACTTACTATGGCAATCACCACAAAGCAGCTCAATGTTGTTAGGATCTAATCTAAGAGCATTACTTTTGCTTTTAGGTACAATATGTGAAAAATAAATAGGAGCAGGCACGCTGCCTAAATCTCTATTACATTTTTCACAGTTATGATGTTTTGTTTTGGACCATATTTCTAAGAACATATCCCATTCACCTGTTTTTTTTCTTTTTTTATATTTCATTATAAATCATCAATACACCAAATAGGAGTTTTTTCACCAACGTAAGCACCTTTTATATTAAAGTAAAAATGTTCTAAAGCATCTTCTTCTGTCATGTCAGCCATTAATATATTGACACATTTATTAACAGAGTATATTAGTCTTATAGGTTCGTTAAAGCCTTCTGACACTCCTATTATAGCATTATCAAAACCGTCTGCTTTTAAAAATTCTTCTTCAGGAAACCATTCTATTATTTTATCTAGCATTTAATTTTATTAATTGTGTGATTATAAAAACGGGTAAGACTGGCTTCAAACTTACCCTAGCAAAATCATAACATAAACCAGTTTTAAAGAACGTAATTCTTGGTGTAATTATAGTCAAGTTCTTAATTTTCTCTTACTTTAGTAATAAAGTCTTCTATATCTTTAACGCCTGCTGTAGTGTAGAAATTAGCTATTGTTTTCCAATCACCTTTTTGATCGTATCTGTTAAATATTAGCATAGCTACTTGCTTTGTTATTCCTAAACCTACAAGACCTTTACCTAATTTCTTAAGTGATGCTTCTGTACGTTTACCTTCCTTAAGAGCAGGGATAAAACTAAGGTCTATTTCTTTAAGATCCTTCTTAGCGTCAGATGATAGTTTTTTACCTTTAGCTACGGTTTCTTTTTTCTCTACTACTTGCTGTTTAGATACAGCTTGTTTAACTTCTTCTTTAGACGCTATAGACTTGCTTGACCCAATACCTAAGAATCCAAGTGCTCTACCTACTGCTGAGGTTTCGGCATTTTCTAAGTAAGAGAATTTATTAATATCATTACTTCCTTCAATTTCTAATGCGTGACCTGTAGCAATTATAATTCTATCAGGACTTTGTATTTGGCATTGAACAAGAGCAAACATATTCTTAGAATCGTTGTACTTATTTAGCTGTATTACATTTGTAAGGATTGAATGGTCTTTGTATTGTTCATGGAACAATTGTATTCTATCTGCTACATCTACATATTCCTGGTTGTCTTTGTTTTTATAGTTCATCTTTTTATTATTTCTAGGTACTTGTTTCTGATTAATTCTATTTTACTACTAATCTCTTTTGATTCTTTGGTTCCACTAATAGATTTTAAGGACTGATCTTGTAGTTCTTTTATATCTGCTTTTAGTTTAGTAACTGCTGTATTGTTCTGTATTACCCCACCAATAAACCTATGTAGCTCTTTTAGTAGTTCTTTTCCTTTGATCTGGTATTCCATAGCAGGCTTATTACCGTATTTAGAAGGTCTCTCAGGGATTATTATATTAATTGTGTCATAATCCTCATTAACAGTAATTACTTCCTTTCCTACGTTGTCTAATATTAAGGCTCTTTTCATCCTTTTTTTAGTTTAGCATAAGTTTCAGCGTCAACATCAACAACATCTCCTGCTTTTAATTGCTCTATAAATGACTGCAACATACGAAGTTCATTTATATTCAACAGAGCTACATTACCAACGATAGATTCTATAACCTCTAAATATTTACCAGCTTCTGTTATTTCTCCTGTTCTATGTAGCATATCTTCAAAAGGTGTCATCTTCTTTTTAAGTTCTGCGTAAAATTTATTACCTGTCATTTTTAAAGAATTAGAGTACAGTTTAGTATCTTCTAATTCGTAGTAGTTATCTAATAGTAAAATAGCTGAAGCCATTGTGTTAATTAGAAGTGTGTTTTTCTTTACTTTTTCCATTATAATGTTTTTAAGTATTCTTGTAAGCTTCTTGGGTTATAGTCTAACTTTCTAGGCTTTCCAGAAAGATTGGTAGTTAAATACCTTTGTGGGGTAAATGTTTTTTTAAATAGATTAGGTATTACACTTAGGTTGATATATACACCATGATTAGACCAAACCCATTTTATGTTAGTTCTAGCTAATCGTGTCATATTGTTTTGATCAAACTTAGGTTTAACTTCAGTATAAGAGTTTAGGTCATCATCACAAATATCTAATCTAGGTGAAGCACCTTTCATTATTTTGTTATCTGTATCTAAAGTATTAACAAATACACCTAATGCTTTATCTGTCCACTTTATATAGAAGTCTGTTGTATATACACTAGGCTTTACTATTGTCTCCTCTAGTATTTTGTCTTTGGTTTTCATACTTTTTATAAATGTGTGATTTAAACCAGATGATAGTTGAAAACTAGCAGGTTGAGATATAACAGAATTAATATATCCATGGTCACACAATTCAGATAAATACCAAGAGTAATACAACTCTTCATTAGAATCTAATTCTTCCTTATTAAGATAAGGGAGTTTACTATTAATCATCTTTCCAATTCTTAATGTTTACTCTAAAGGAAGCTCTACCACCTTCAGGTCTTCTGTGAATAATACGCCCGTTATCTCCAAAGTCAATTACCTCTTCATTCCTGCTAGCAAGTTTAAGCTTTTGATCTATTATCTCTTTAGCTTTCTTAGTGTCTTTTATAACATCATTAAGCTGTTTAGATTCTACTGCTAAATCCCATTCTTCGCTTGTACCCATTCTTAAAGATTCAAGCCTACTTACTTTGTACTTAGCAGCAAAGAACTCTTTAAAAGCGTCTGTACCACTTGGATCAGGCTCTACCTGTGACATAGCAATGTCTTTTTCTACTTTACCTTCTTCATCAAGTAAGTGATACCCTTCATACACTTCTCTACCTTCTTCAACTAATTTCCAAAATGCGTGAGACTGTTCTAATAGGTTTTGACAAAACTCAACATCTAAATCTACAGGCATCATTTTAAAATCATTACCTGCAACCATGTATGCAACTTCTGAGGTTAAACAACCAAGAACTAGCATTTGAATTTGTAATTGAGCCAAATATCTTACTGGAAGTGTCTTATTGTATTTGTTGTAAGCCATCTCTGAGATGTTCTTTATCTCTAATGGGTAGTCGTAAGGAATTACTTCTCCTGTAAAGGGGCTTTTTTGACCACCTAGCATTACATAATCTAAACTTACTGCTAAGTGTGGGTAGTTTACGTTAATAGCGTAGAAAGGAATCTCAGCTTTCTGCCTAACTACTTCACCTTTAAATAGGTTTTCAATCCATCCTTCATCTGTACCATCGTGGTAGCAAGCAATTTCAGATATTTTAGATTCTAAGTGAAGACCAAGTATTGTAAATCTAGAATTAAAGAATGGGAATTTCTCTCCTAATTTAGAGTAAAATAGTTTTACCTTGTCTCCGTATTCATCAAGACCCATTACTGTAGCTACTTCTGAACTACCAATTTGATATTGTCTAAATGAATACCAATCTAAATTTGGAGCACCATTCTTATCAAACTGATCTATTTTGAAACCAACTACATCTTCGCATAGCCATTTCGCATATTTAGAATATTCATTTAAGTGTTGTAATTCTTTAGGTAAGACAATACCTAAGTCTTTAGTATCCAGATCAAGAGTGATCGGTTTTAATTTCTTCATTTTAATTTTGATTTTAATTTAAAAATTACCTTATACTCTAGAGGAAGGATTTTAGTTTTTCAACTTCTTTATAATCCAAGTCATTATTATTATCAACGATGTGAATAAAAGCAGTAACTGCATCTTTTAATTTTTTATTATTTTCCTCTAAGGTAAGTATTTCTTTTCCAAGGGTAACATAAAACTGAAGCAACTTTTTGTAAGCTCTAGACTTTTCAATATCCTGGTGTTCTACCTTAAAGGGTTTAAGTAGTTCTAGTGATTTTAAATGCTTCTCGTTTGTTTTAATTAGGTACTTAGCCCCTTGGGTTAGTTTAGATTCCTTTTCCAAAATGTGTGAATTTAAACCCACACCTCCACTGCACGAAGAGGTATGGGTTAGTTTATACCTTAAAAAGGTAAATCATCATCAATCTCTAATTCTTTAGCAGGCTCATCAACACCTTCAAAGGTATCTTTTTCTTGCATTAAATCAAGGTGATCTGAAGCTGTAGCTTCTATTTCTGCTACTGAAGTATCAACCTCAACTTTAGAAACTAACTCTACAAGTTTAGTAATTAGTTCTTCAGCATCTGTAGCTACTGTTTGACCTTTCTTGTCCTTTGTAACATCAATCATCTTAGACTGTTCAGCCCATGTTAATGCCCACTCTGGACGGTCTTGACCATTTAGAACTAAATAACAACTAGCATATCCTGTTTTATTGTAAGCTACTGTCATTTTTAAAAGTCCTAATTTAGGTACTGAAGCTATTGTATTTACAATACTTCTGTAGAAACCAGACTGCATTATACCTGTTAACTGAAACTCTTCACCTCCGTTAGAGATTAAGATGTTAACTTCTTTAATGTCTTTTTCTGATCCTGCTACCGTAATAGTCTTGTCGTTAAAAGTAATACCTTTGAAATTCCCTTCTAAAGATGAAAACTTTCCTTCATTGATCCATCTACCATCTACTTTTTTGTTTTCTGTAAAGTAGATCTCGTCAGATCCTGGCTTTGTTCCGATAACTTTAACAAAATGTTTGTTACCACTGTTGTTGTTGCTCAATGCACTCATTATATAAAAATTTAATTGATTACTTGGTTAAAATGGAGGTTCTTCTATATGTTTTTTAAATACAGTACCTCTAGAGAAGTTATCTTCTGCTAATATTTTTGGTGATTCTTGTTCAATTTGGGTTCTAGTGGATTCAAAGTTAGCGACTAATTCTTCCTTGGTTTTTACTTCCCCTAAGATAGTCTTTTTAAACCAATTCTTCAATGGATTTAATTTATTTACATCATAAAAACCAAAACAATCTCTAGTTGATCCTCTTCCCATTTGAAATACTACAGGACTGTCTAAGGGAGTTACATCTCCACCTGAGTAAGTTGACTTTACTTTCTTTACTGCAAATTGTGTTTGTGTCTTTAATTCAGGTACAAATTTATATCTGTGTATAAGAATCATGTGGTCACATTTATTCTCCCAAACAACACCATCACTTAGGTCTGCTGCATTAAGTGGTGCAGGATTACCTTTTAAATCTCCACTCATGTGGATACGTCTAGCACTTTCTGTATTACCATGCATACCTACATATAAAGACATATCTTGCTTCTTAGCCCAATGCTTCATCTTGGTAGACATCTCTACTGTGTATTGGTGTGTGTTTAACTTTCTATCTGTCTCAGTAAAATCTATCTTTAAAGAGTTAATAGGATCAATAAGCATAGCGTTAAACTTACCATGCTTTTCTATAATCTTTTCAGCCATATCAAACAGATCCAAGTGAGAGAGCATATCATCAGATTCTATAAAAAAGAAATTCTTATTGATATAATCTATACCTAGTTTCCTGTGTTGAGCAGACATTTGTTGTACGTTCTCGCAGTACAGAAACTCAAGGATATACATTTTAAGTTCAAACACTTCGTTTTCTGTGGAGTATATAATCCATCTCCAGCCATGTAAAGCGTTAGATAAAGCAGCTAACCATAGGGCAATAGTTGTTTTACCTAAACCTGCTGTACCACCTATAATATCAAAGGATTTAGGTTTAAATCTATAGAACTTATCAAACTCTACTGAACCTGTAGATAGTCCTTGTTTAATCTTACCTGTAGCGTATGCTTCTAGCTTAGAGTCTGAATCTTCACTTGATAGGAACTCATTGGTATTGTCAAACTCTACGGGTTCATCTTTCTTTTTATACTTTAACTCTGGTGTTCTTCCGTATCCTGCTTCTCTTAATTCTCTAGCTGCTTGCTTGATGTCTCCACCACATTCTAACATAGAGTAAATAGCAAAAGGGTTGTAGGATTGATTGTGATCAAAAACAGATGAAGAGCTAAACACTCTTAGTAGACCATATTTAGAGTCAAAGTTACCTGACATTGGGCTTGTAGCTCCTGGTCTCTTAACAAAAGTCTTAGAGCCTACTTCTTTAACTATTGTCCATCCATGCTTGGTTAAAACTCCTCTCCAATCTCCTCTATCTGAATAATCTGCCCAAGGTGTTAATCCTTCAGAGTTCCATTCAATACTTGGATCTTTCATAAATACAGGAGGAAGTACTTGGTCAAACATTCTAGCACAAGCAAAGAGCATATCTCTTTCTTCTACAGTAATTTCTTTTAGACCAAACAATTTCCCTTGTTTTATTTCGTATCCTTCGGCAGGTTTACAAGCTATGTAGGATTTCTGACCTCTTGTTTCGAGGAGAACTACTTGCTTTGTTCCTTTCTTGGCTTCTGTTTTTGTAGCAGGTCTCATGGCTAGTTTAATACTACCACCCATTTGAGCTACTTTATATATTAGGTGATACCCACCATTAACTGTTGTAGCTATGGTTAGTTTATCCCAAAGACCAGGGATAAATAAATCTACTTTTTCTTCTAGCCTTTTTATTAATGTTGCTTCTCCTTTTTTAGGTATATCGTATTTCTGATCTACATCTAATGTTTCAGCTCCGTTTATATCTCCCATAACCATACCAACAGACTCAAACTCTTTTACGTTTTTTCCTAGTTGGTATAGTGTTTTATTGTACTTCTGCCAAGATTTAATATTAGGTGATTTGTCTTTCTTTAGGGGTATTATACTTATTCCTGCTTTTAGGAATGCTTCTAGTGTACTTCTTTCTATCATTTTCTTATCCTAAATGTGTGATTTTAAAACATTAACTAAATTAGGAGGATTAAATGTATCGGGTTTAGATACTTTTCCGTTTTCATCTTTAACAACTTTACCGTTGTGCAGTTTAGACATATTGCTTTGGTGTATCTCATTCATAACTGACTCCAACATATTAGGTGTCATACCATGTTTTTTTGCTACACCGATAATTAGGTACAACATATCTCCTATAGCGTCAACAATCTCAATTGTGTCATTCTCCATACAAGCTGTTAGATACTCCTCTAACTCTTCAGCTAACATTCTATACTCTAATCCAAAAGAAGCCTCGCTTAAGTTCCCTAAATGGGCTCTACTGTTAATACTAAAAGCTTCATTAAACTCACCCCTTTGTTTAAATAGTTTTTCCATAGTTATAAATTTATTATTTTTTATTTTTCAAAAGTTCACAAGTTATTTCCACTATTACCCACGAAA